ATCTCAGAACTCCAGACAGAGATAGGTGAACTCAATGCGGTGAACAGTACTTTATCTGAGACGGTTAACACTTTGTTACCGACTATCACGGAGAGTCTAAACAGTATTCGTGCCAATAAGAGTAAGTTGGATGAATATTATGCACAGTTCAAGACACAAGTGAAGTCTGTGGTCAAAGAGGCAAAGTTCTTTGACGATAATGAACACTGTCCTACGTGTGACCAAGACATCGCAGAGGACTTACGTAAGAGTAAGAAGGAGGCTGCAACCTCTAAGGCAAAAGAACTGAAGTCTGCAATGGATAAGGCGGAGGAACAACAGAAACAGTACCAGACAGAGATAACGACCCTAGAGGAACAGATGTCTAGCTGTCTTGCAGATCAGAATACTTTAAACAATAACAATCAGACTATTAGTCGTCTGCAACGGTCTGTCGGTAAAATACAACAAGACCTACAAGACATGACAGAGTCTCATGGTGATATGGGTCAGGCAAATACAGATCTAACGACACTGGATTCCGAATTACACGAAAGGACAGATGAGAAGTTTGTTCTGAATGAGAAGGCATCTTACAACCGTATTGCAAGTGAGTTACTACGAGACACCGGAATCAAGACTAAAATCATTCGACAGTACGTGCCGGTCATCAATGAGTTGACCAACAAGTACTTACAGATTCTAGATTTCTTTGTCCACTTTGAGTTGGACGATAGTTTTAGTGAGACCATCCGGTCACGCTATCGTGACACATTCTCATACGATTCTTTCTCCGAAGGTGAGAAACAACGTATCGATTTGTCCCTGTTATTTACTTGGCGACAGATTGCCAAGATGAAGAATTCGGTATCTACTAATTTGTTGATACTAGATGAAACGTTCGACTCTTCGTTGGACGGTGAGGGTGTTGATAACCTTATGAAGATTATTGACACGTTGAAAGAAGACACTAATGTCTTTGTTATCTCCCATAAGACTGAACTTGAGGATGCTCACTTCGAACGTAAGTTGACATTCATCAAAGACAAAAACTTTAGTCGAATGAGAGAAAGCACTTGACAGACGGTCACAAATGTTATATAATGGTCACCATATTAACTGAGGAAAGAAACAATGGAACTATCTAGTCGCACGGTCGAGATACTGCGTAACTTCTCGACTATCAATCCAAATATTGTAGTCAATGGCGGTAACGTCTTGAAGACTATGTCTATCGCAAAGAACATCGTATCTCGTGCTGAGATTGACGAGAGTTTCCCGAATACTTTCGGTATCTATGACCTCTCTGAGTTCTTGTCTGTGTTGTCTTTGGTGGATCGTCCATCAATTACTTTCGGAGAAAACTTCTGTACCGTATCAGACGGCAGTGGTTTATCATCTGTAAAATACTTCTACTCTGACCCTGAGATGCTTTCTGCACCTAAGAAAGATATCGTTATGCCTGAGTGTGAAGTCAAGTTCTTGCTTACCAACGAAACTCTAAGCAAGATTAAACGTGCGTCATCTGCACTTGGATACGACAATATCTCTATCCGTCCAAACGGAAATTCTATTGAGATTGCAGTTGTAGACACCAATGATTCCACGTCTAACTCGTACTCTATATTAGTTGAAGGTCAATTCCCTGAAGGTACCGATTTCAATTTTATTATGGGTGTATCTAATATGAAGTTGATGGGTGAAGATTATCAGGTCGATGTCTCCACGAAACTAATATCACACTTCAAATCAACTACTTCAGAAACGCAATACTTTATTGCACTTGAAAAGTCATCAACTTACGGAGCATAACATGACTGAAGAACAAAAAACCCTAAATGACCTATCGAACCGTGTTGCACGTTCTTGTATTGCGGTAGTTGATACCGTTGTTACACGTGGTGGTTTCAAAGGTGAAGAATTAACTACCGTAGGTCAACTACGAGACCAAGCAATCCAAGTTGTTGCCCTCTATGAGACTGTCGCAAAGGCATTCGCAGAAGAAGAAATCGCAGCTAACAAATCTTCTAAATCTAAGAAGAAGTAACCCCTTTCGGTCTCTTGAGTCATAATGTCTTTGCCCTAGGATATGATTCGAATTGATTAAACTTTATATTATGAATTAATTGATTCAAGAGACCGACCTTTTCAGTATACATATATACATAGTAAGAAATGCTCGGATAGCTCAGTTGGTAGAGCAGCTGACTTGTAATCAGCAGGTCGCAGGTTCGACTCCTGTTCCGAGCTCCATTTCTTAAAATCACCAAATTTATCAAATCAATAGAAAAAAAAAACATCAGTCTGTAACTGATAATTTTTATAAATAATTGTCTACAGATAGTTTACATGAGAGGGGTTTTGTAGTATAATATACCCTATTGAAAGTTAATTTATATTATGGAGTTGTAATGAGCAATGAGTTTTTGTGGGTTGAAAAGTATCGTCCGAAGAAAGTTTCCGAAACAATCCTTCCGGATGACCTAAAACAAACATTTCAAAACATCGTGGATGGTGGTGAAATCCTCAACATGATGTTTACTGGTACTGCTGGTACTGGTAAGACCACGGTGGCACGTGCCATCTGTGAGGAACTTGACCTAGACTATATTGTCATCAACGGGTCGGAAGAAGGTAACATCGACACCCTGCGAGGTAAGATCAAACAGTTCGCGTCGTCAGTGTCTTTGTCCGGTGGTTACAAGGTGGTCATCCTAGATGAGGCAGACTATCTAAACCCCCAATCGACGCAACCCGCTCTCCGTGGGTTTATCGAAGAGTTCTCGAACAACTGTCGTTTCATCATGACGTGTAACTTTGAGAACCGTATCATCGAACCACTACATTCAAGGTGTTCTAAATACGCCTTTAACTTCAACAAGAAAACTATGACCTCGCTATGTGGTGGGTTCATGCAGCGTCTCCAAGGAATCTTGCAACAAGAGGGTGTGGAGTACGATAAAAACGTATTGGCCAACATCATCATGAAACATGCACCAGATTGGAGACGTGTTCTTAATGAGTGTCAGAAGGGGTCTGTCTCTGGGACACTCAATGTCTCTAATAGTGTAAGTGCGGATATCTCCGATACTTACTCTCAATTGTTCAGTGCAATTCGTGAGAAGAACTTCAAGAAGATGCGATCGTGGGTAGTAAACAACATCGATGTTGAACCGGCGTCAATCTTCCGTGGTGTTTATGATAAAATGTATGACCACGTCGCACCAAACAGTATTCCCCAGTTGGTTCTTATCCTTGCGGATTACCAGTACAAGAATGCGTTTGTTGCTGACCACGAACTGAATCTTGTCGCATGTATGACCGAAGTCATGGCAAACGTGGAAATAAAACCATGAGTCCATTTGACTTTCTGAAAAGTATAAATGACACTAAAGTCAATCTTATTGATCAAGACCAAGATAATACCAAGCACTATAATGGGTTTGTTGTTAATAGGTCTCTGTCTTATTTTCCGGACACGGTGTTTATGTCCAATGAAATGAACAGATTACATCACTTAGATGTTAAGATGCAATACGATTTTCTTATAAATATTATACGGAAAAGGAAACGATTCTCTAAATGGGACAAACCTGATCAAAGAGCCGACATGGAATGTATCAAGGAGTATTTTGGTTACAGTGAACAGAAGGCGAAACAAGTCATAGGACTCTTAACGGAATCACAAATAAAAACTATCAAACTAAAGGTAGCAAAAGGTGGAAGAGAATAACTTAGTCCAATGGAATTCGGACATGATGCTAGAGATCAGTCTGTCCGAACCGGATGACTTTCTAAAAGTCAGAGAAACATTAACACGTATAGGTGTTGCGTCTCGGAGAGACAATACTCTATACCAATCGTGCCATATCTTGCATAAACAGGGTAGGTACTTTATCGTTCATTTTAAAGAACTATTCTTGTTGGATGGTAAGAAGTCAAACTTAGAAACGTCTGATATGGAAAGACGTAACACTATCGCCACTCTGCTTGCAGACTGGGGATTAGTTGGAATCGTGAATAAAGAAGTTGCACGTGATTGTGCTCCAATGAGACAAATCAAAATTATCTCATTTCGAGATAAGTCTGAGTGGACACTACAACCAAAATATAATATTGGAAATAGTTAATGTCAGAAATTTGTTATGATATTTTTGATAATCGTGAAGATAATATTCGCACCAAGACTCCGTTCGTAGGCAAACTTCCGTTTGATATGAAAGAGACTTACAATTGGAACGAGTTCATGCAAATGATGGACTCGCATCCAAATGACCTATACGACAGAAACTCAGATAAGATGCGTATAGGTTTGAACAACTTCCATACTCGTGGTAGTTCACCAGAGTTTGCGAAGAACATCTATACAGAGTTACAAGATGTGTTCACACTGCACCAGAACAAAATCACTAACATTGCGTTTAGTGGTTTTGGTCGTGCAAGTGGTTCTTATCCATGGCACAAAGATGCTATGGATGTGTTCTTAGTTCAGGTTATTAGTACTGTCGGTCTAAAGGTGGAAGGCATAAACGATAATGAACCGTTTGACTTTGAACCGGGTATGTATGTTTACTTACCACGTTCAACTCATCATCAAGTATTCCCTAGGGAATCTCGTGTATCATTTTCATTTGGAATAGAAGGAACTCCAGATCCATCAATGTACTACTAAGGACTAGTTATGTCTGGCAAAAAGAACAATGTGGTATCTCTTGCCGAGATAAGTGCAAAGAAAGTAGAAAAAGAAAAAGAATTAGAATTCTATCGTAAACATCTTGAAGAGTGTGAGTCTAAGATATCTTACATACAGAGAGATATAGAACTTACTTTAGAAGTAATCCACATTATCGAAAGTGAGAAGGTAGTGTTGGTCGATGCTTCGTTGCCCATAATTAATATTGATAACGAAGATAACTTAAAATAGTAACACTTTTGTTACTTTTATTCTCACAACTTGTATATATAGTACCGGATATGCCGAATGGTCGGGTATCCATAATAAACTTGCTAATTATTTAGGAGTCACAGCATGACATTAACAGCAAAGCAATTGTTTCCACGTTCAGCATTCGTTGGTTTTGATACCATGATTGATGAATTAGATCGAATCTCAAGAAACTCTGGTGACACATTCCCTCCGCACAATATATTAAAGACGGGTGAGGATCAATACCTAATCGAGTTAGCCGTCGCCGGTTTTGCCGAAGACGAACTCGAAATCGAAGTAAAGAACCGAACACTGACCATTAGAGGACAGATAAAAGATTCGGATCGAGATTACATCCATAAAGGAATATCAACGAAGAAGTTCGAAAGACAATTCCGCATGTCGGAGTATGTTGAAGTAATGGGAGCTGATTTCAGGAACGGGTTACTTGCCATCCAATTGGAGGTAATAATCCCTGATTCTCAGCGGCCTCGTAAAGTTGAAATCAACGGGTCTCAAACATTGAGTCCTCAACTATTAAACGAGGAGAACGTAAATGCAACAGAAGAAAGTTTCACGTCATCTAAGAAGTCCTTATAACAGGTATTTTAGATTTGAAGATGTGAGTCTGACTTTTGCGGTAGTAGGTGTGGTTTATACCATGTTTATTTGCCTAAAACCATTAGTCTAAACACATAAATAAGGGGGAGTCAAATCCCCCTTTTTTTTATGGTCAATATATGAAAGCGATACAAATTGTAATGAAAGGTGATGAACGGTCTGAGGAGTATGCCTATCTCTCTCAACGTTCTTTCCAACGTGCCATCGACGATGGTTACATCGACTCCATCGAAACCTTCGATGCTATCACTCCCCAATCCGAAGACTTTCAGTCTCACGTAAATAAGTATAAATGGTCTAAGAGTCTGATGACATTAGACTTGAACTCTCCCAATACGAAAGATGACCACTCACCTACAGAGAAGGCAGGGATGTGTTCTCACTGGGAACTCATGAGACAACAAGGTCAGTCAGACGAAAAGTTCTGGATCATGGAACATGACACTTGGTTACTCGAAGAGAGATACGAATCGTTCAAACTACTCTCTGAGTACGCAGAGAACACGCTCTACGCGAATATAGGACTGTTCATGGGTATGTACTGCATGGACAGGAGTTTCGCACACTGGTCCCACCACATGATGACTCAGAACAATTTTCCGATTAACTGTGGACCTTACTGTGTTCTACAACGTCTTTTCAGAACATATAGCACAGACTATCTGCATCGTCCGGATGTTAATTATTACGGAATACGCAATACCGCCTTGCATCCTTGGAACGAATGTGATACAATAGGTGTTGGTCGCGACATTGGAGTTTACTTCAACGAACCGGATAGACACAAGACTGGCATACCTACACCGACCACACAGGTAATTTCAAAACGTTTGTGTGTGACCCAAGACCATCATGGGTACTCAGATAAGAATCAAGAACAACCGTGGACAAGACATAAGTTTTTTAAGGTAATTGATTGACAGGGGTGTTCTATTAGTGTATAATGTGTCAACTGAATGAGAGATTTATTATGATTCTAAACCAAACTGACGCAATATACGCAGCAAACATCTTCGATGAGTTCTTCGGAAGTTTCAATCGTATTGACGAATACCAACGTTCTATAAAGATGGATAGAATGAAAACTTTCCCTGCTTCTTTGCCAGGCATGGGCCCTGAGACAGATGTCTTCGATGATTTCAACATCCACCCAAACGACATGGAGTTCTCCATCTTTGAGTGTCGACAAGACCAGTTCATGACCTACATGGAGATAACAACGTCCGCTCCAGTCGAGTCGTCAATTCCCGGCAAACAATTACTTTACATGGTCAAGGAGAAGAATACCGGACAGATATTCGGTATGATTCGTTTCGGTTCTCCTACCATCAACTCTCGTCCTCGCAATGAGTGGTTGGGTGCACCTCTTGATACCATGAGTCCGGACGTGATGCATCGTTTCAATAAGTCTGCTATTATGGGATTCAATATCGTTCCTGTACAACCAGCTGGTTATAACTATCTTGCGGGTAAACTTCTTGCGAGTATCTGTTGTTCTCATCAAGTCCGTCGTGCACTCAACAAAAAGTACGATGCTAACATATGTCTTTTCGAAACAACTAGTCTCTATGGGTCTACTAAGTCTTCTTCCATGTATGACGGCATGCGTCCGTTCCTACGTCACAACGGACTGACAGACTCTAACTTTGCACCACTTATCAATGACGAAAAGTTCCGGTCTCTCAATGATTGGTTCAAACAACGCAACGAAGGTGACTATCTGGTTCCCGCTGATGCGTCATCACGCAAACTCAAGACTCAGACAAAGATGGCATCTATCATCAAAGCGTCACTGAAGGGTGTGGATGATAATGCGTATAAGAAGTTCTGTCAGACGTTTGTTGATGCGAAGGGATTGACGGAACGTAAACGTTCTTATTATAGTACATATGGTCATGAGGCTCAGTCAGTCAAGGACTACATGAACTTGAAGACCGACGAAATCAAACCAGCAGAAAACTTTGACAGATTCGAGGTTGAGAATGTTATTGAGTGGTGGCGCAACAAAGCGTCTAAACGATATGAGACTCTCAAGTCCGAAGGTAGACTACGCACAACAGTTGAGACGTGGAATACCAACCCCGAAGATATCGATATTATTCGGTAATATGACCCATTATGAAAGTATGGTCACGTTTACTGCTTGCAACATGTTATCAAAACTAGTATAATGGGTACATAAATTAATGAAGAGAGAGATTTGATTATGAAAGTTATGCGTTTCCGAAAAATGAATTCTATGTCTTTTGAAGTCGCCCACACCAAATACCATAATATTGTTGCCAAATTCCAGAAAGCCGACCTTGCTTTCCAAGCGAACCAGTTCTCTCGTTGGGACAATATTCAGAAACGGGCATACATCACTGCACTGGTTTGTGGCAAAGCGCCTTCTAAGTTCATTTTTGCTGATGTCGACGCTTGTTTAGAAGCTGCACTTGAGAACGATGTTAAAGGCGACATCAAATACTACCAACACTGGAAAGACAAAGGTGTTAAGTATTTGAATGTTGATTCGAACAACCGAAACAATGTAATTGTTGCCTTCAAAGAAGGTGATGTTAAGATTCTTCACGGTGAGTATGATATCGATGGTGCTAAGGTTATTGTCGATTCTGATTCCGATACTTATAAAACTTTGCCTAAGGTGTTACGAGACGCATTTGATAAAGCTGCGATTTCTATCACTGTTTATACAGACGCTACTCGTGCGGAATTATCTGACTTGTTTATCTGTGTTAACGCAGGTAAACCACTAACCAAGATGGAGATGTTGAACTCCTACATCACTGTCGTTGCTAACACTGTTCGCAAACTTGCAGTGAAACATGAAAACTATTTCGCTGAACAAGGGAAGTGGTTCACTGACACCGCTCTGAACCGAAGACATGTTGATGAGATGATTGCTGAGTGTGCGTTTGTTTATGCATACGGCTTGAAGAAAAGTATTAAGATTGAAGATCTCTATCGTGACGGTTCGGATGGAGAGTCTACCATGTCTTCTTTCCATAAGACATTCAATGCGTTCATGAAAGATGTTATGACCGTCGAAGCATATGCAATTGCTAATCGAAACTCAGTATTTGACTTGTTTGTCATTTACATGGAAATGCGTAACAAGAAGCTGAAAATCAATAACAATGAAGAGTTTTTGAAATCTTATATCAAAGTTGTCGCTAACCTTATTCTTGATGAACAGTTTTACGAAGTTCCTAATGCAAAAGAAATGAAACAGTTCTCTAAGATGGTCGGTGGTCGTCAATGTGGTAACAACCAAAAACGTAATGAATTAATCATGGAGTCTTTTGATGTAAAGTCACTCACTACAGAGATGGATCCTAAACGTACTTTCAATACACAAGAGAAGATGGTTCTTGCAGCTTTAGGAGATTTCAAGACGCCTGAAGGTCACGACATCGAGATGTCTAAGTTACACACCAATGATTATCATGGCGGTCATGTGAAACCCGCTAAGTTGGGGAAGGAACTTGGGGGAACGACATACGACAATGGTGTTATCCAAAGGAAAGAAGATAATCTGGCT